CGCGAGGGCGACGAACGAGACAGCGCCCATCGCGAACGGGATGGTCTGGGTGATCAGGTCGAACACGGGTTGCCCCCCGCCACCCCCTAGCCACCCCACATCAGGGGGTATTAGTGATGGACGTCACATTGCGAATTGATGAGGCGTCAAGAAAGCCGCAGGTCAGAACCGTTTGGTCAGAATCTGCGCCGCTGGTCTTCGCGGGCGTGGCGGGCGGTCTCGCCCGCTCCGGTGCGGACACCGGTCACCTGCTCGGTGAACTCGGCGAGAGTGATCCTCGGGCTCACCTCCTCCCAAAACCTGATCAGGTCCTCGGACGCGCGCGCGTAGGCGACGTGCGAGGGGCCGCTGAACAGAGAGGAGGGGTCGACACCGGCGGCGCGTGCCTTGCGGTTGAGCATGAACCCGTTCGTGTAGTCCTCGGCGGCGAGCTCTTGCAAGTAGATGTGCTCTCGGTACATCTCGCGGATTTCCTCGCGGCTGTACGCCGACCGCTGGGAACGCGCTTCGAGCTCGCGCTCGTACACCCACCGTTCGGTGGCGGACATGTGCTCGGTGCCGTCCGGGCCCTTCCGGACGTCGGCGCCGTACGCCCCCCACTCGTCGGGGTCCGCCGGGGGCGGGTCGTCGAGGTCGACCGGGTGCATCGCGTCGTCGAGGGCGTTCCGCGCGGCGAGGGTGTCGGCCACCGTGGCGCCCCCGAGCGGCGGGGGCGGGGCGGGCGGGTGCCGGCGGTCAATCTCGGCGGCGATCCGGGCGGCGTCGTCGGGCCGCGCGTACCGGATGCCCCACACGAGCAGCTCGTCGTCGAGCCCGGACAGGTCGGCGACGAGCCGCCCGCCGGGGAACAACTCGGCGAGGGCGCGGCGACGGTGCGCCTCGGCGCCGATCGCCGGACCGTCCTCGGGGACGTTGCGGGCGCGGGCCGCGAGGTCGCGGTCGGACATGCCGACGAGATCCGAGCGGATCGCGGGCATGGCGGCGTCGAGGTCGCGCCGGTCGGCCTCGGCCATGACGCGCAGCATCTGCTCGTCGTCGAGGTGCGGAGCGATCCGGGCGAGCTCGTCGTCGCTGAACGGGGTGAGGTCGTCGACCATGCGCCCGCCGGGCCGGACGCGGTCGAGCAGGTCGGCCAGGTCGCGGCGGTCGCTCTCGTCCCGGATGCGGTCGAGGTCGCGTCCGTCGAGGACGCCGGGCCGGATCGCCGCGCCGAGCTGCTCGTCGGCCATCTCGGGCAGCGTCCGCTCGTCGCCCGCCCGGACGCGCGCGGCCTCGACCGCGTCGCGCGGTGGGGGCGGCGCGGTGCTCGGGAGGTTGCTCGCCCCGGGCTGCTCGCGCTCGCGCCGGCGGATGAGCTCGGGGTGCGCGGCGAGGTGCTCGCGCATCTTCCCCTGATAGGCGCGCACCCGAGCCTCGGCCGCCCGCTTGGCCTCGGGCGTGAGGGCGGCGGCGCTCTTGTTCTTCCACTTCCGTATGGCGCGCTCGATCGCCCGCTGTCGCTGTGAGGCGGCGTACCCGTCGGGGTCCTCGGAGTGCTCGACCGGCGCCCGGGTCACCCCGGGCAGGTAAGCACTGGTCGAGTGTCGGCAGTTGGGATGTTGCAGACCGGCCCGCCGCGCTTCGTCGAGCGATCCGGCGACGTGCACCCGCACGGTGCGGCCGTCGTCGGTAGCGTGTTCCATCTCGACAGTACGGGCGCCGCCCGGTCCGCCGAGCGCGAGCACCTCGCCCTCGAATGGGGCGCAAAGATCGCAGTTGTGGGGGGCGTTGGAGACGATCACGAGCTCGATCCCGGCGGCGCGCAGCTTGTCGCCGTGCGCCTCGACCGCAGCGCGGCCGACGGCCGTCCGTACGGCCATCTCCGCGTAACTCGTCATCTGCCACGACCGGCCGCGGCGGTCGACGAACGACCGCAGACCCCGGTCGGCGAACCGGGACATCGCCGCTTGGGTGGCCTGCCGGCGGGTGTCCACGCCGAGGAGCGGGGTCGCCGACGACTCGGCGATCACCTGCCGGTAACCGTCCTCGACGCCCCGCAGAATCCCCCGGTGCGTCTCGGTGACGAGCTCGATCGTCTCGGCGGCGATCCGGTCCACGGCCCGGGTGCCCGGGGTGCTCTCGGCGATCCGGCGCACGTCGACGTCGGAGAGCGCGCCGAGCTCGGCGAGACCGGCCCGCGCCCCGACGTCGTACGCCTCGGTCACGGCCGAGAACACCTCAAGCTGCATCGCCGTGCCGAGGGCGTCGACGACGCCCTGCGCCGCCCGCCGTAGCGGCTGGATGTCCCGCAGCTTGGCGACCGCCCACCCCGGAGCCTCGAACCCGCCGTCGAGCTGCCGCGCGACGAGCGCGAGCAGCCGCTGCTCGGCGTCCGCGTACAGGTCGCGGACGCTGGTCGAGAGATCCTCGGCCATGGCGGGGTGGATGGGCACGAGCACCCCCTCGCGCTAGAGCAGTGCCCCCGCCTGCATCGGGTCGGGGACGACGGCGCCGCTCTCCGTGAGGATGCGGTCGGTCTCTTCCTGTACGGCGACCGAGTCCCACTCGGGGTGCAGCATTCGGACCTTGGTGATCACGGACACCGCCTGTGCCTGCTGCAACAGGGACAGGGTCTGTGCGAGCGAGGACGCGTCCTCGGTGATCGAGTCGCCGAACGCGACGGTCGGCCGCACGGGCACGATGCGGGGGGTGAACCATCGCCGGTCGAGCAGCAGCATCACGTGCAGCATGTCGGCGACCGGCGGTGACCAGTACCGCATCTTCTTGGCCCGGGTGGTCATGGACCGGCGCTCTCGGGCCCGGACCTCGGTCGCGGTCACGGCCGCGCCCTGGTCGCCGATCCCGAACGTGCCGACCGAGTAGCCGGCACTCTGCACGGCCTGCCGGGTGGTCGCCGCCGAGGTTCGCTCGTGCTCGTCGACCCTGATCGCGAACTGCGAGAGGGTGATCTGATTCCCACCCTGCTCGGTGGGCGGGATGTTCAGGAGCTGGAAAATCTCGCGGTCGTCATCGAACGACGCGCCCTGTCCGGGACCGTGGTCGCGCAGGTACCCGTCGGGCACGAGCAGCCGGGCGCGGGCGAGGCGCAGGTCGCGAATCCACGATGTCCATGTCGTATCGAGAGCGTCGAGCAGGTCGTAGATCGGGGCGGCGTAGTCGGAGCGTCCGAACGCCGAGCCCCTGTTCTTCCTGTTGGGCCGGATGTTGGGGCAGTAAGCGGCGGTGAGCTGCTCGATCCCGGTCTCGATCGCGTCGCCCTCGGGGCCGAGGCTGACGGCCAGGTCGGCGACCTCGACGTGCTCGGTCAGGGGAACCCGTACGCCGAGGTTGTCGGCCGACCCTTCGTAGAGCGCGTGCAGGATGCGCCCCGGCTCGTGGTGTTCGAGGTGCCGCCACACGGTGGCCGAGGTCGAGGTGAGCTCGCGCCAGAAGGTGACGGCCGTCAACCGTCCCCACCGGAAGGTGGGCACGGCGGCGTCGGGGTGGACGCTCGTGAGCAGGGGGCGGTCGGCGAGTGACCGATCCCATGTGACCCGCAGGTAGACCGAGCCGAGCGCGGCGGCGACCTCGGCCGCTTCGAGGAGCGTGTTCGCGATGCCGTCCGACTCGGCGAGCTCGTCGAGCCGGTCCTGCGTGGCCGTGTCGGTCACGGTGAGGGTGGGCGGCTCGGAGAACAGCAAGTCGGCCGAGGCGCTCGCGATGTCGCCGGCGAGGGGGATGTGCAGCCGCTGATCGCGAACGTCCGGCCGCGGCTGACGGTCGCGCCCCCACAGTCGACGGCGGCCGTCGCGCCGTACGGGACTGTCCCGGTACACGGTCGTCAGCTTCTGGTGATCTCCGGAGTACCAAGCGTCGTCGACCTTGATCTCGGCGTAGTGCCGGGCGAGCTGCGGCGGCGGCCACGCGACGCCGTTACTGGGCAGGGGCACGGTGCACCCCCCGCCGTCGTCTCGTACGGGCGCGCGCCGCCGAGCAGCGTCGGCAGTGCCGGGTGCCGTTCGGAGCGACGTAGGTCGTCGCCGCGTCGAACTCGTGACCCCGGGCGCAGTGCGTCTGTCGCGCACGGCGCGCGGCGGGGGACACGCCCCGCAGGATGTTGGTCCGGTGACTGACCACTTCGAGGTGGTCGGGGTTCACACAGTGCCGCCGTCGGCACAGGTGGTCGATCACGAGCCCCTCGGGGATCGGTCCCCGCGTGAGGGTGTAGGCGACCCGGTGCGCGTACTGCGGTCGACCACCGACCTTGAACTGCCCGTACCCGTTCGGCTTGACGTGCCCGGTCCAGTCCCAGCAGCCGAGAGGCCCGTCGACGATCTTCGCGAGGAACCGGTCGGTCGGAGAAGGGGACACGCGATCACCCCCTCGACCTGCTCGGGCCCGGGGCGCGGCGAGGCAACCCGGGCGGGAAGGGGGATTCAGACGGCGGTCGTCAGCAGGTGGCGCCACTCGTGCGCGGTGCTGTGGACGACGTACCTCAAGGCGTCGACGCTGTGATCGTTGATCTTCACCGGCCGGTCTTCACCGCGCGCCGCGGCTTCGTCCGACCACACGTATTCGGGGAGCTCGGCGAGCAGCCCCTCGCACGACTCATGGATGAGCAGCAGACCGGCGTCGAGCGCGGACGCGACAGAGCGAATCCCGCTGATCACGTCGTTCTTGGCCTTGGTCACCCCGGGGTGACCGTCCGCCCAAAGCTGCGTTGAAAAGCTGCTCGCCGAGGGGTCGACGAACGTCCACTCGGGCTCGACATCCAACTCGTCGAGCCAGTCGCGAACGGCTCGGCTGTACTGCGCGTCGGTCAACTGCCGGTGTCTCGCACGGGAGTCGTGCCGCCACTCGCTCGTGACGTACAGGCGGCCGTCGTCGCCGAGCCCGAGGGTCAGGGCGGCGAACGGGTTGACCGTCCCGTAATCGACCCCGGTCCAGTACCGGCGCATCGGGGGGAGCTCGGTCACGACGTGCCGCTGCTCGTCGTACATGTCGAAGACGCTGCCCTCGGCGATCACCCAAGCGCCGTCGATCATCCGCCGGCGCCAGAGTCCGGAGTATTCGGCGGACAGCGCGGCGACGTACGCCGGGCTCAAGCTCGGGTTGTCGGCGAGGCGGAAGTGCCACGACGCGAGGTCGAGCTCGTTCTGCCGGTCGAGGTAATTGACCTTGAACCAGTGCCTCGGCGAATCCGGGTTCGTGGTCCCGAGCAGCCGTGCCCCGGGCACGCTCAACCGGGCGAGCAACTGCGTAAAGAAGCCCTCGGGCATGAGGGTGATCTCGTCGCAGTAGGCGAGCGAGGCGGTCAGACCTCGCAGCCTGCCCTCGGCCCGAGCGTCGCTCGCACCAACGAGGTGGACGACACGACCGAGGATGATCGCCGTCGTCGCGCCCCGGGTGTGGCGCACCTCGGCGGCGACCGGCCCGAACAGTGCGGGATCGGCGAGGGGTTCGAGAACGTTCCTCTCGATCGTCTGGAGACTGCGCCCGCAGATCAGGATGAGCCCGGACGCCGGCGCCCGCCGGACGGCCAGGAGAAAGGCCAAGAGCGAGGCGATCGTCTTCCCCGACCGCACGCTGCCGTGCCAACAGCAGATGCGGGCGGTCGCCTCGCGGATCGAGCGAACTTGCTTGTCGGACAGGGGCGGCGGCGAGGGGATCACCCCCCGTCGGCGTCGTCTCCCGTCGGGCCGAGCAGCGCGTCGGCGAGGCGGTCGAGCATCGAGCCCCCGGTGCTCCCGGTGCCGCTCGTGCGGGCGAGCTCGGCGACCTTGGCGTGCACCTCGGTCAGTGCGCGGGCGGCGGTGGCGTAGTCGCGGGCGTCGCGGGCGGAGTCGGCCACGCCGACCCGCTCGACCTGAGCGAGGGCCCCGTCGAGGGCGTCGTCGGCGAGCTGCTCGCGTCGGGCGGCGGCGTCCGCGCGCCGGGCCTCGGTGGCGGCGGCGACGCGCGCCCCGCCGCTGAACGCGAGACCGAGGTCGGCGGCGATCTTCGAGACGGTGGCGGCGGCGCGGCCGGTCTCACGGGCGATGGCGTTCCGGGACTTCCCCTCGGCGTGCAGGGTGCGGACCGCCTCGCGGTCGGCGTCCGTGATCGAGTCGGCCACCGGATCACCTCCCGGACATGCGAACGCCCCGCCACCGGGGGGAGGGTGGCGGGGCGTTGGAAGGGGGGATTGTTTCCGGGCACGCCGGAGGCGCTCCCGACTCTAGGTCACGAATCGATAACGGCGCAACTGTTTGTGATCACCGGTTCAACGGGTGTGCATCCTCGGCACCCCGAGCGACCCGTCGCGGCGCACGGGGTACACCAGAACCGAACCGATCCGCCTGCGGACGTCGCGCCGCTTGACGACGTCGTACCGCAGACCGCTAACCGCGCCGCCCAAGCGACTCAGGGCGAGCTCGGCGGTCGGGGCGGAGACCCGCCCCCACCCGTCCGCCCCCGGGACGTCGACCCGCAGCGGCTGCCCGCTCCGGGTCTCGGCGACGGCGAGGTACGAGACCGTCTCGGCCCGCATGTCCTCGAACCCGAAGATCGCGACCACGGCCGCATGGTGCGCCGCATTCCGCGTACGGCTCCCCTCGACGATCCGGGTCAGGGTCCCGTCGGCCGCGCGGTGAGAGACGTCCCAAGGGCCGTCCGAACTCGACGGGTACCTGCGGATCACCCGGTACTCTTCCCCGCCGCGCCAGAACACGCCCTCGCCGTCGCGCGAGCCGTACTCGACGTCGAGCAGATTCGGGGACCCGGGGAGGTCGCCGGTCGGCACGAGTTCCTCGGCGGCGATCCACGATGGCGCGCCGAGGTGCCACATCACGTAGACCGAGCCGGACGGCACCTCGGCCGGGGGCGTGCGCATCGTCAGCACGACGCCGATCGCGTCGCAGCCCTCACCCCGGGCGGGGGCCTTGACCCGCATGTCCGGGCGCAGCTCGGGACGGACGACCGGCGCGGGGGCAGGGGCGGCGGGGGTGGCGGCGTCAACCTTCGCGATCAGCTCGCGCACGGCGGCGGCGCGGGTCTTGCAGTCCAGAACGAGCAGCGGCATCGCGGCGTCGGCGTCGTCGCTCCACTCCATGACGCGCCACGTCTCGACGTAGCGGTACACGTAGTGGAGGGTGCCGCCCCGCCAGAAGGTGTATCCGTTGGCCTGTCGCGTCATCCGGGGGAGCGCCTTCGGGTCTCGCTCGTCGTCCTCGGGGGCGAGGGGGGAAAGCTGCTCGGGGTAGTTGTAGCCAACGCCCCCGTTGTCGAACTCGATGCAGACGACGGGCTCGGGCTTCCCGAATCCGTCGGGCCGCTTGTGGAGCACGGTCCCGGTGACGTCGCCTCGCGAGTGGCAGATCACGCGGGCGTCGGGGCGAACCTCTTCGTAGCGCATGGGCATGGGTGTGACCTCTCTCCGGGCTTCCGCCCTGCCGTTGGGGTGTACGTACACCTAAGCATGAGGTGTACGTACACCTCAAGTGGTCCCGCTGGATTGGTGTACGTACACCCGGCTAAAGTTCGGGCCATGGCCAATCAGCCCAAGACACAGCACCGGTCCGTTCGCATCGGCGACGCCGAATGGGCGGACCTCAAGTCACGCGCGCCCGGAGGGGATCGGGCGGCGGTGATCAAAGAGCTCGTGGCGTGGTACCTGCGCCGCCCGGGGGCCGAGCTGCCCGAGCGTCCGCCGGCACCCGGGCCGGCGGACGCTCCGAGCGAGGACTGACCGGCTCGGTCACGCTGCGGTGGGGATGTCCACCCCGAGCGCGGCGATCAGCTCGGGGAGGTCGTCCCACTCCCACACCCGCGCCCGTTCCCCGCTGTCGAGGGGGACGGGCGCGGCGCATGTCCGCCCACCCGAGCAGGTGACGCTCGGCGGCCCGTCGGGGGCACTGTGCAGGGTGAGCTCGCCCCCGCACCACGGGCAGGGTTCGGGCAGGGGAGTCTCGCGCCGGTCGAGGCCGAGGGCGCGCAGCACCCGGGCCTCGGCGATCCGGGCGGTACGCCTCGCTTCGTGCAGCAGGTACAGCGGCAGCACCTCGAACGGCGGGGCGCTCACGGCGCCGTCGAGCTCGTGCTCGGGGGCCGTGTCCTCATCGAGCACCCGCCCCTCGATCCACACGCACGCCCAGTGCAGCCCGTGCCGCCTGCTGCCCGCCGCACGGTGGCTGTCGGGCGCGCGGGGGTCGACGCACACCCACCCGCGCGGGTCGCCCTCCCCGGTGCGCTGGACAGCGGCGGCGAGGGTGTCGGCGAGATCGAAGATCAGCCGCTCGACTCCCCGCCCCGCATCAAGGGCGGCGAGGTTGAGAGGGGCGGGGTGTTCGCGCAGCACGAGCGGCGCCCGGTCCTCGACGAGCTGCTCGTCGTCGCCCTCGCGCATGGTGTGCGCGAGCTGCCTCGGCGGCCAGTGGTCCGCCGGCGGCGTCTCGATCGCGAGCAGCAGCGCCGCCCACTGCCCCCGGATCGTGCGCAGGGCGCGCACCGTCTCGTTCACAGCCTGTGCGTAACTCATCGGTCCCCCTGTCCCGCCGCCGCGCGCAGCGCCTCGGCCTCGGCGGCGTACTGGTCGCGCTCGGCCTCGATCTCCCGCATCGCCTGCTCGGCCGCCTCGACGCGGTGACGCAGCTTGAGGGCCGCCGCCTGCTGCCCGCCCGCCGACCGGCGGAAGGCGTCGCACTCGGCGACCTCGGCCGCGGCCAGGTCGCGCAGTTGCCGCGCGTCGGCTCCGGTGAGAGCGCCTCGGTCGGCGCGGCCGAGCAGGACGAGCAGCGCCTCGCGCCGCTGGTCGCGGACCGCCTCGCGGGCGAGGGTCCGGCCGCGCCGCGAGCGGGTCCGGGTGTGGGTGGTGTTCATTCTTCGGTCTCTCCGTTCTCGGCTCGGCGGGTCGTCGAGCAGGTGGTGCAGGTGTTCGAGCAGGGGGTGCGGTCGAGGCGGCGCAGTTCGCGGTCGAGGCGGTCGTCGATCCGGACCGCGTAGGCCAGGGACGCGCCGAGCGCGAGGGCGAGCACGACGGCGAGGCCGAACAGGGCCGGGCTCATGGGGTTCTCTCTTCGTTCGTACGGGCACGGCCGAGCAGGCGGGCGAGGGAGCGCCGAGCGCGCGGGGCCTCCCGCGCGCGAGGCGCGACCGGTCGCGCGCCGTCGTGTTCGTGGTGTCGGTGAACACCGGCGTCCTGCGCGCGACCGAGGTCGTCGGTCACGTGCCATCCCTCGACGGCGAGGCGGTCGGCGAGCGAGGCGACGAGCAGGGTCGCGAGGTGTGGGTGCACGTCGATCTCGTCGGTCAGGTGCGCGGCGATCACGGCGCGGGCGGCGGGCGGGATCATCGGGCCTCGCCCCCGCCGCTGGTGTGCCGGGCACGGGCGTCTCGTCGAGGTGCCGGCGGTTGGCACATGATCCGGGCGAGGCGCACCTGCTCGTCGTCGGTCGCCTCGGCGCCGAGCTCGGCGACCACGGCCTCGACGCGCGAGGGGTGGACGCCCGAGAGCGGTCGCCGACCCTTGCCCCGGTTGCGGAAGGACGAACGGCACTGCTCGTCGACGGCGGCGAGGCAGTAGGGGCACGGAACCGAGAGCGGGTCCGGGACGCCTTCGGCGACGAGCTGCTCGCGACGGGCGCGGGACGGCCGGAAGCGGGCGAGCTCGGCGGCGGCGTGCGCGGGCATGTACCTGCGCGGCCCACTACCGACGCCGGACATCAGCGCGGCGAGACGTTTCTGCCCGCCGTGGTCGATCTCGGCGCGGTACTGCGCCGGGGCGGTGTGCCCGGTCGCGACCGCCGCCCGGGTGCCGAGCAGCTCGGCCCGCCACGCCGCCGGGTCGTCCGGGTCCGCCGAGGGCACCGGGTCGGTGTGCCGGTTCATGAGCTCGGTCCGGTGCGGGCCCCAAGCGGCGAGCAGGTCGTGCGGCTCGATCGGCCGGTATTGCGAGGAACGGTCGCCGCCGCGCTGCTCGTAGTACCGGCGGGTCGCGCGGGCGGCGTCCCACCCGGTGGTGGGCATCGTGGCCGGGACATCGGCGACGGCGGCCGTCCACTCCGAGATGGTGCGCGCGGCCTGCTGCGGGTCGGCGAGTGCACGGCGCACCCGCGAGTCGAGCGTTCCGGCGAACGCCAACAGGGCGGCGATCTGCTGCTCGTTCATGGGGTGCTCTCCTTCGGGACGTTCAACAGGGCGAGTCCGGCGGCGAGGTTGTCGGCGTAGGCGGCGGTCGACGACGCCGGGCGGGGCGCCGGGGACGACGGCCGGTCGAGGTCGGACCAGACCTTGAGCCAGTAGCGGGCCGCTTTCGGGGCCTCGCCCGGGACGGTGCGGCGGGCGGCGAGGTCAACCAGGGCCTCGACGCCGTGCCGCTGCGTCAGCCGGTAGACGTCGCGCATCTCCCCGAGGCCGAGGGACCACCGGACGGTGATCGAGGCCGCGGCGAGGGCGTCGTCGAGCGGGCGCAGTTCGGGAATCAGGGCGGCCGAGCTCGCGCGCGGCTGCTGCTGTTGTGGTGGTGAGTAGGTAGGTACGTTCTGGGGGCCGCCCACCGGCCCCCCGGGGGCCGGTCCTCGGCCCTCCCCCGGGCCGGTGTCCGCTCCCCCCGGGGCCGATGTCCGGCCCTCCCCGGGGCCGCCCACCGGCCCCCCGGGGGCCGATTCCCGACCCGGGCTGAAATCCGGTCCGGGCCGGTCCTCGGCCCCCCGCTCGTCGAGGAGCGGCAGACGATAGACCGTCTCGCCCCCGGGCCCGGTCCGGCCGTCGACGACGGCGAGCTCGCCCGAGGCGAGCAGGGCGTCGACCGCCTGCCGGACGGTGGAACGGGCGGCCCGGGTCCGCTGTATGAGCGCGGCCGTACCGGCGTAGGCGACGCCGTCGGCGCCGGCGCGGTCAGCTATCGCGAGCAGGACCAGACGAGCGGCGCCTCGGGCGCGGGACCGGGTCCATACCCAATCCGTCGCGGCGAGGCTCAACGGACCTTCTCCTTACGGGATTCGGGTCGCCGGGCGGTTCGGGTCGCCCGGCGAGGGCGGCGGGGGTGTGCAGGGAGCAGCGGTGGCCGACGACGTAGCGGCGAGCGCCGACGGCGCGGCAGTAGGTGCGCGCGGTCCCGTCCCAGAAATCGCAGATCACGTGTCGCCCTGGTCGAGGCGGTGGAGCAGCAGCCGCAGGGCCGCCGCCGCCTGTTGCGGAACGACGCCGTTCCCCAGCGCGCGGAGCTGAGCGGAGCGGGACAGGCCGGCGACGCCGGTCACGTGGTGCTCGGGCACTCCCATGAGCCACTCGACGAACCGAGGACTCAGTCGGCCTCGATCGTCAGTTGGCCGGGGAGCGGGGCGGGTGAGCCGCTCCCAGCGGTGGACGGCTGCGCCGTAGCTTCCCCAGTCAACGCGCGGGGCGTCGGCGTCAGCCGTGCCGCCGTGCTCGACAGGGTCAGGCTCCCGTCGCCGTACCTCTGGTTCGGGCTCCCTTTCCGCCCGTCGCTCGCCCTGGGCGTCGGGAGCAACATCGCCGCATCGGTCAAGGTCTCCCCGTACCCGCTGCTGTACGGCGTGCTGTCCGTCCGCCGGTTCCTCGTCCCCCGCGAGTCGGCCACGACGGGTGTCGGTAGCAGGTGCTCGACCTCGTCGGCGAGAGTCGGACCGTGCCCGCCGCGCTTGCGCTTCGTCGGGTGCTGCGACCCGCCGTTCACCGCGAGCTGCGCGGTCGGGGTCTTGAGCAACGCGACCACCGTCGGCAACTGGCCCATCTGACCCCCACCCTTGTAGTCCCGTGCCGCGGGTGTCGGCAGGCCACGCGAGGACGAACACCCGCTCTCTTTGGTGGGGAGCGCCGATCTCCGACGCGCGTACGCACGCCCAAGTCGCATCGAACCCGATGCCGGCCAGGTCGCCGAGTACGGCGCCGAGTGCTCGCAGAGCAGGCTTACCGCCTCCGTCTCCCAGGCACCACGGGCACGGTTCCACGTGGCTACCGGCCGCCGTCGAGAGGAGCCCACGGACATTTTCGATCACCACCAATCGGGGGCGCAGGAATTGGATCGCCCGAGCCACATGGACCCAGAGGCCCGAGCGGGTGTCCTCGGACATGCCGCGCCGCTTTCCGGCGAGGCTCACGTCTTGGCAAGGGAACCCGGCGGTCAGAACGTCGATGGGTTCGACCTCGGAGAAGTCGGCAGTGGTCAGATCCCCGAGGTTCGGCACCCCGGGCCAGTGGTGGGCGAGGATGCTCGCCGCGCCCGGGTCGACCTCGCAGTGCCAGGCGACAGAGCCGCCGAGCACCGTTTGCACACCTAGGTCGAGACCGCCATACCCCGAGCACAGACTGCCGATCCGGGGACCGGCCGCCGTCACTTCTTCGGGCCCACGTACCGGGCGTAAACCCGGTGCTCGACCCGTCCCTGCTCGACGACCGACCGCGCCACGGCCTCGAACTCGCCGGCGGGGTACGCGGACAGTCGGCCGGTGCGGATGGCCTGTGCGGCGGACGATGCCCGCGCGATCGAGGCAGGCCGCTGCACGATCCCCCACTCGTCTGGGTTGTCGATCAGCTCCATCGCGATCAACGCGTGCTTGGTGTTCCGGCTGCGGGGCGGCGGCCCCGAAAACTCAACGCTCACAAGATCCCCCATGTGTTGCTGAACACGAACAGCCGGGGCAACGAGCAGCCGTTATGGGCCGTTCGTCTGTTGCTGTTCTCGAACAAGAACAACGTAGGCAGGAGGGAAACCGCACGTCAACGGACTTCCGGACTGGGCAGTTCGGGGCAGTGGCTGCTTAGATGTGCCTGTTCGCGTTCTGCGACAAGAACGGAGATGAGAACCCGTGTCCCCCATAGGCGGCGAGAGCTCGACGCCCTTCACCGACATGGTTCGCGAGGCGCTCGCCCTCAAGGGCGCCACTCTGCGAAGCGTGGCCGAGCGGGCCGTCGACCCCGAGACGGGCAAGAAGCTCCAACACACCACCCTCGCGAAGATCGTCAACGGCGAGGGCTACCGACATGACAAATGGATCGTCGGCGCCGTCGCGGCGGCGACCGGGCGCGAGCCGTCCGAGGTGCGCCGAGCGGCGGCGGCCGAGTGGGTCGGTCTGACGGCCGACGACATCCTCGGTGCATCAACTCCCGAGGTGTCCGTCGTCGTTGCGTACAAGCCCGGAACACGTCCCGAGGAACTGACGTTGGTTAAAGAAGCCCTCAAGAAACTTGATCTTGAAGACGCAACTATCAGGGTGCTTGGGGAGTCAGATCAGGAGCCGTAAGCAGGTGACCTGCGGTGATGGTCGCGCTACTGTGGAACGGCCTTTGACTCGGGCATATGTTCGAGCGAGGCACTCGGCTATGCCACGAGGGGGGCATCTTGTACCGCGTCCGCCGTACCCGACTCGACGACACCGCACCAGCAGCAGGCCGCGCCACAGCCGACCGGCGCGACATCCTGCTCGACGATCGACACATCACCAACACGGGCGCCATAGCCCTTGAGGCTGTCCTGAACGCCCTGCCCCCCACCGCCGGCGGCCAGGACAGAGCCGAAGACGACGCGTGTCCCAACGCCTGAGCGGGCGGTGCGCGAGTAGCAGAAGGGGGCCGCACGGCGTTGACCGTGCGGCCCCCTTCTGCGTGTCGGAGGACGGGTGTACGGTTTGACCTACGGCCCGAGCGAGGCAAGTTCTCGCAGGTCAGGACACCTCTACTGCGTGCCCAATGCGTGCCCAATGCGTGCCCGAACGGCTCCGAACCGGTCGTCAGGAACTGGCACGGGGTAGCAGGTCGACAGGCTTCTGACCTGCGGTTTCGGTCACAGGGCAGCACCCGACGGAAGTATCTGACAGGACCTTTCTGGGGCTCGTAATGCGTAGGTCTCGGGTTCGAATCCCGAAGGCGGCTCGGAATTACCCCAGGACTCACTCGCCGTGACCTGGGGTTTTTTCATGCCTTCTTCCTGGGTGGGCGTGCGGTGGCCGGGATGCGGAAGCCCGTGCGTGAGTGATGTGTGAGCAGCGGGATCGGCTTCCTGAGGCCGCGATGTGCGGGGCGGTGCCGAACCGGCCGCCTGAGGCGGAGCGAACGTCTCGCAGCTCGGCACCGGTACCGCCTGTTCGCTCACCGTCCGGGGAGCGAACAGAACCCGCTGAAGCACCACTCAGGAGGGCAGGGAGACGACCTGCCAGGCGACCGTTCCCGTGGCTCCGGACATTGCGGTGATGTCGATCGGCAATCGCGCCGGAGCGTTCTCCACCCGCCGGCCGGCAGGTACTCCGTCGCACGGCACTGACCGCGGCGCCTGGTCGGCGATGACGACCTTCACGTTCCCCGTACCGACACAGACCACGGAGACCTTGTAGGCCATGCCCTTCTTGAGCGGGGAAAGGTTGTGGACGCCCTCTCGGACCCGTTCCAGACCGGATTCCACGAACTCCGGATCCTCCAGCGAGACCGTCTCCAGCGCGGCCTTCGCACGCTTTCCCCGCTCTTGTTCGTTCTCCCCTCGGGGCTGCTCCGTCGCGGTCGGCTTCCCCGTCGCCGACGGAGTGCCCGACGGCTTTGCGCCGCCGGTGCATCCGGCCGCCAGGAGGGAGAGGAGAAGGAGGGGTGCGACCGCGGTCGATGGCTTGCGCAGAACCGTCACGAGTTCGTCTCCCGGTAGTGCCGGCCGACCTCGGAGGAGGGCAGTTCGGCGGTTCCGCTCTCGAGGAGCTCCTTGCCGCAACGATCTTCGCCGGTCTCGTACTCGGCCCGCGTGACGGAGCAACCCCAGGGACCGTACGGGAGATGCCCGTACCTTCCAGTGGCCGCGTTCCTGCGGTATTCGTGACCCACGGAGCCCCCGACTCCTCCACCTCGACCACCATGGTGCCGCCCGGTCCGTCCTCGAAGGACGGCCCTCCCCCCGTCGGCCGGCATGTGGATGCCGGTCTTCGAGGTGATCGCGATCCATGTGCGGCGAGGGTTGTCGCATGTCCGGGTGCCGAACTCCCCGTTGCCGGAAGCCTCCGGCGGCTGCGCCGGCGAGTCGTCCTCGGGTGCGGCCTCCTCGACGGCCTCCAGCGGAGCGGTCACGGGTTCCGGTTCCCCGATCGCCGCGCGAGCCGGAGGGGCCGAGCTGCTCAGCAGAGCCGGAGCCAACACCGGGACGACGGTCCCTCGTGCTGTGAAACGCAT